ATCCAAGGTCGCGTAAGCCAGGGCGGCGCTGGCGGTCGTGTTGAGCTTCATGAGGTTCCCGGCCGTGGTGATGTCCGTGGCCGTGAAGAACGCCGTGCTGCCGTCGGACTGGAGGTTGCCGAACAGGCAGGCGTACACGTCGTTGGCGACGGTCTGGGCGGCCCCGATGCCAAAGTGGGTCGGCAGGGCGGACAGGGCGCTCATGTCGTCGTTGATGAGGTCCTTGCGGTTCAGGCCGAGCATGATGGCCTTGGTGTCGGCCGTCAGCATGTAGCTCTGCTCGCCGACGGTCCCGTGCTGGATCTCGCCGCCCTTGAGCAGCCGCTGGAGCAGCAGCGTGGCCACCATGCGGAAGCGGTAGTGCGGCTTGAAGTCCTGGACGCTGGTGACCTTGGTGAAATGCTTCCACGCCTGCGTCTTGTTCACCGGGTCCGCGTGGTTGGGGTCCACGCTCACGTAGCCGTCCATCATGAGCTTGTTCATGATGTTGGACAGGGCCACGGGCAGCGAGACGCTGGAGAACTCGGCACTGATCGGGGCGAAGCCGCGGGCCTCGATCCGCTCGCCGCCGCGGGGGCAGACGCGGGCGTCGGCCAGGGCGTCGCTCCAGAAGTCGATGCCATGCCCGTCCGGCAGGTTGACGCCGCTGTTGCGGGCGACGATGCGGGCGAGCTTGGACGGGGTGATGGCATGGGTCCGTTCGTTGCGGAAGAGGTCGTCGGTCAGGTTCAGGGCCGCCTGGCCGTATCTCGGGTCGTTCAGCAGCTTGCCGCTGTCGTAGTTGCAGGACAGCAGCGTGGCGGCCTCCAGCACGCGGGGGTGCTGCGCCATGATGTTGGCCTGCTTGCCGGTGTTGACGTTGAAATGGCTCCGGGTCAGGGCTTCGTTCTGGGCCTTGACCACCACGTTCTCGGCGTGCTCGAAGTTCCAGTTCTCCCGGATGGCCTGTGCCTTGATCTCCGGGAAGTCCTTGGCCAGGGCGCTGATCTTGGCGATCCGCACCTCGTTGTCGGCGGCGGCGGCGTTCTGGGCCTTGATGAAGTCGCCCGTGGTGTCGGCGGCGGCCTTGATCTCGGGCTTCTCCACCGGCTTCTCGTCGGCCTTGCCCGCGTTGTCGAAGGCGGCCTTGATGGTGGCCTTGCCAGGGTCCGGCAGCGCATCGAAGGCGGCCTGATCCATCCCGTAGTTGGCCTTAAGCCATGCGATGAACTCCATGCGTGTCTCTCCTGCCGCGTGTGCCGCGGCGATGTTCGCCGACGTGGTTGTGTCGGCCCCTAGTGGGAGTATTGCGATGTGATCCAGGACCGATTTCCTGGCCACGACTACCGGCCCGACCACGAGCCGACCATTGACCATTGCGGAACTGCCTTCGGCCACGAACTCGGCCTGGGTCGGCCGGCCGTGGACGCTGTTCTGGAACTTGAAGCCCTTGGCGCTGTGCGTGACCATTCTCTGCACGGTGTTGCTTGTGCCCGTGATCTCGCCGCAAGCGGTGATCCGCCCGTCCTTGCAGACGATGGCGGTCTGACCTACGAGCGTCTCTATCATCTCACTGGCCGGGGCGTTCTCGGCGAGGTGCCCGACGTAGACCGGGATCGTCGCGGCAGCCCCTACGGCGCCAGCGGCGTCGATGACCACCGGGAACTTCCAGCCCGCCAGCCGCATCGGACCGCCGTTGTAGGCCGAGAGCGAGAACTTCGGGACCGGGGCCTTCCCGTCCTTACCGCTGATCGCCTCGCCGCGGGGGCCGGGCGCCATCTTCCCGCCCTGCGAGTCGGGCGTGTCGAGCTTGGCCGCCCCGCCGCCGTCAGCAGAGGAACCCATGGACGACTGCGTGCTGGCGGGCACTTCGGGGGAGACGGCCACGGCGGAGATTTCCACTTTGCCGCCCCACAGGTTGGCGATGATCTCAGGAACGTCGGGCGTGTCGATTGCGGCGGAGATGATGGGCCAGAGTTTCACTTCGTCGCCTCCTGCTTTGCGGGGGCCGGAGCCGCCGCCGGCTTGCCGCCACCGGCCGGGGCCATGTCGTCCGTCTCGGCAACCTCAGCCGCCCGGGGGCTCGTCAGGAAGTTCGGGAGCAGCACGTCATTCTGGTACTTCTCCACCGTCATGCCGAGGGCCTTGGCGTTGGCGGCAACCACCTTGCGGTAGTCATGGCCCTTGCGGGAGCAGATGTTCGACAGGCTGTCCGTGCACATCTGGAGGTTCTTCTCGTCGGCCGCGGCTTCCTGCTGCGGGTTCGGCCACTCGCGCCGCTGCCAGCCCCACTTGTGGACCGGCAGGTCGCAGGCGTTGCCGGTCAGGGCCTTCGCCAGCACTTGGCGGACGTTGGGCGGGATGTAGGCCGCCCCAAAGTCACCGACGCCACCCAGGCGGATGTCGCGGGCCTCGAACAGCCACGCGGCGAGCGTGCGGTCCAGGGGCCCGCACTCCAAGTCCTCCCGCGTCTCGTCGATGCCGCGCCACCAATCGAGGTGATCGTGGTTGGAGGCGGAGAAGTTCGAAGCGGACGAGTCGCCGCTGATCTTCTGGTAGGGGGCCTTCAGACACCGGCCGATCTCGCGGACGATGCAGCGGTCGAACATCTCGTACGTCGTGGCCGGCTCCTCGGGGTGGAGCTGCGTGATGTCGTAGCCGTCCGGTAGCGTGGCGATCATGTTGCGGACGAGCGGGATGAGGTCGCCCGGCGTGCCGTCCGGGGCCGCCTTGTCGCCGTTCTCCTCAGCCACCAGCGGGGTGTGCATGAACAGGGCCTGGTTCGCCGCACTCTCGGCCGCCTGGATGACGGCCAGGGCGAAGCGGCGACGGTAGGCGAATAGCGGCAGGGCAGGGGCGATCTCGGGGATGCCCCGGTGCTGGCCGGGCCGGTCGCTGCGGAACCAGTGCATGACGAAGTACGCCGGCCACACGTCGTACTCCCAGGGGAAGCCGACGTAGCCCGTGGCGTAGCTCCAGAAGCCGGGGTGGACGCGGAGGACGTGGTAGCTGAACGGGTTGCCGTAGTCGTCGAAGCGGATGCCGTCCACCGAGGGAACAGTCAGCAGCGTGATGTCCACGAACCGTACCTGATCGGTTTCGATGGTTCGCAGGTCGAGCTTGACGGGCGTGGCCAGGCCGGGGTTGGTGATCTGGAGGGCGAACGCTTCGCCGTCCTGCACCTTGGCCTTGGTCATCGTGCGAAGCTTCTCGGCGAACTTGGTCGCCCGGGACCACCGGGAGAACTCCTGCTCCAGCCAGGCGTCGGCGTCGTCGTCGCCGGTCTGCATCTCCAGCCGGGGGCCGGTGCCGATCAGGTCCGTGGCGATGGTGTCCACCAGGCCGCGGGCGATGGAGTTGTTGGCCACTTCGTAGCGGGCCCGGTTCCGCAGGATGTAGCGGATCATCGGGTTGGCGGCGGCGTCGGCGGCCAGGGCGTCGGCCATCGACCAATGGACGGCGTTGTCGGGCGTGGTGAGGGCCGAGTCGAACCGGGCGGCCATGGCGCCGTCACCCGTGAAGAGGTTGCCGTAGAGGCCGTGCTGGCGGGCGGCGGCCTGTTCGCGGGCGTTGGCGGGCAACCGGCCGGCGACGGCGTGCATCGCCATCGACAGTTCAGCGTCGGTGGCCAGGAGGGCTTCCCGCTCTTCGTTGACGACGGCCTTGACGGCCGACTCGACGCGGGCGTGGGACGGGGCGGCCCTCTTCGCTCGGACGGCCGGGACGGCCTTGCCGCAAGCCGCTCGCCATGCTCGGGTGAGGAAGTTGCCCATCACACAGCCCCCCCGTTGCGGCCGCGGGAGAACTTGATCCCGGCGCCCTTGCGGGGCATGGCCTTGAGGGCGGCGATCCGGTCACGCAGGGGATGCTCACGGGAAGCCCCCATCCCTTGGACGGAGACCTCCTGCGGCTTCTGGAGAGCGGCGGCGAGGACTTCGGCGGCTGTCGGTTCGTCGGCCATATGCCCATACGGTTAGGGAAAAGGCCCCGTAGAGGCAAGTGGAAATTTCCTGATTAATGAATTTCTGCTACAGGTAGCAAAACGGAAGTGGGAAATTTCACCCTATGGGCACAGGGACCCCGATTCCCCTACTGCTCGCGGGTGTAGAAGACGTGCTGGCAGTGCGGGCACTCCCGGCGGCGCTCCACGCACCCGTCGGCTGGGATCGTGTTCAGGACGTGCTTGCCCGTGCCGAACTGGACGCCACCACACTTCGGGCATTGCAGGCCCCGCCGTTCCGCCTTCTCGTTCACCTCTTTCACCCGGTCGGCCCAGAGGCGGCGTTCGGTCTTCATCGCAGACCTCCTTGGCCGAGTCGTTCCATCGACGCGGCAATCGCGGCGCTCATCGAAATCCGCACGCGGGGCTTGAAGACATGGCCGGACTCCGTTTCGCCCGGCCGCTTGATGCCCTGGTAGCTCGCGGCCACGCACGCGAGGACGGCGGCGTCGAGCCAGTGGTTGTCGGGGCGGGTCGGCAGCGGCTCCCACTCCTGAAGCCGGCGGCCCTTGCCCTCCGTTGCCGTCCACCGCTCGCTGTTGGCGATGTGGGCGGCGAACAGGGCGTGCTGTGCCTTCCTGTCGCCCCAGAGGGTCAGGGCGCCGGGGTCGCCAGGGGCTGCAAGGAACCCGTCGTGGACGAAGCTCTTCATCGTGTTCGTGTCCACCGCTACGTACCGGAACTCCCGCGTGCCCTTCGTCGCGGGCTCGTAGAACCCGTAGCCCCGCTTGCCTTCCCCGGGCCGCTTGCGGTATCGCTCCATCGGATCGCTGCCGGCCTTGATGCCGACGCCCTTGGACAAGAGCATCGTCGCCCCGCCGGCCGAATGCTTGACCGCCTGGATCGTGCTCGTCCACTTGCCGCTGTCCACCAGCAGGCGGGTGATCCGCCGGATCTCCGAACCGCCGCCGGCTACAGGGAAGGCACGGGTGAGTTGCTCCCGTACGAAGGCCTCCAACCCGGCCTGCAAGGCGCCCTCGACTCCGAGATTCAGGTACAGTGCCCCCAGGTTGTTGGGGCTGTCTACCACGTCGGCCAGAGTGAACACCGCCCGCGTCTGCTCGGGGAACACGCCGTAGTCCACGACGTAGCCGGTGAAGTTCGGCAGCCACGCGATGACGACGTACCACAGGGACGATTGCTGGACGTCGACGCCCATCGTCAGTTCGGTGCAGGCCAGGGGCACTTCACCCCACGGCCGGCCGTTGAGGCGCGAGGCGCACACGTCGGCGGTCAGGACGACGGAGCCGGGGACTCCTGTCAGCGGGTCGTTCTGGAACTCGGCCGCAAAGCCCGACGCGCCGTACTTGTACAGCCCGTGCATCGCGGCCTGGACGGCCGAGAGGTTGCGGGGATCATCGAGCCGGTCGGCCCAATCCACCTGGGCCCCGCAGTCCATGCACTCACCCCGCCGGGGGCACACTCCGCACGCGGCGGCCTCACTGTCCATCCGCCTCCCGCACGTCGCCCGGCGGAGGCGGTAGAACTCCGTCGCCTCATCCATCGACTCGCCGGACCGCATGAGTTGCTCGCGCAACTCGCGGTACTCTTCCCACAGGGCCTTGTTCGCCGGCCAGTGGTAGACCCGCTTGGTTCGCTCGCCGCGGTAGTTCGGCATGGCAAGAAGCTGGTCGGCCAGATCCCCGTGTTCGATGACCGTGCAAGGCACCAGGATGGCCGTGGGACGGCCGGGGCCGGCCAGGGCCTGCACGCTCTGATTGATGACCTGGAGGCGGTACGTCGTCTGCCCGGCGGGCCCCTGCGAACGAGCGCTCTCCGGCGTCTGCGGATCGTCGCACAGCGCCAGCGTTGGGCGGACCACGCGGCCGTCCGGCAGGGTCAGGGATAGGCCCAGGATGTGCCCTTCGAGGCTCCGGGCCAGGATGCAGAATCCCGATGCCTTACTGCCTTTGATCGTCGGCAGGACAATCCGATCCGTCGCCCAGGTGATGGCTGTCCGCTTGCCGTCGTACCGTTGGCCCATGCACTTACGGGCCTCGTTGTCGAGTGCTCGGATCGGATCGCAGACCTCCGGGAAGTCGGCCCCGAGAAGGTCGTTCTGCGACAGCGCGGCCTTGAACCACCGGATCGCATCGACCGACTGGCCGGCCACGGCGCCGATGACGACGACGAAGGGATGTTTGCCGGTCAGGATCGCCCACAGGGCCGCGGCCTGGCAGAGCCGCGTCTTGCCGGACCCCCTGGGCATGGCCACCGCGAACGTCTCGCCGTCGATGACGACCCGCTCGATCTTGTCGATGACGCGGAGAAGATCGCGCGACCATGGGAGGTAGAAGATGGCCGAGAAGTACGTCTCGCAGAACACTCGGAAGGAGCCCTCCGTCGCCAGCCGGCGGGCAAGGTCGGCCACCTCTCGAACGGTGACCTCCTGCCCCATGCGGGTTTTCTTGTCGGTGTACTTCTTCTGCCGCTTCCGCTGGCTTGCGAGCTGCTTCTTCGAGAGGGGGCGGCCCTTGATCTTCGCGCGGTACTTCGCCTGCCGGGCACGCCGCGCCTTGACCTTCTCCTCGTCCGTCTTGCGCGGACGGCCGGGCTTGCGGCGGGTTTTCGGGGCGGGCTTCTTCATTCGGAGAACAGCGGTCCTTTATCGGGTTCGGGGTTCAAGCACGAGGGCGAGCACCACAGTCGCTCCCGGTGCCGATTGGCCCGGCCGGGGCTGTCCGTGTCGCCTTCCAAACCATACCCGCCGACGGCCGACCACTCCATCACGCGCCAGTCGTCCGGCATGACGTGCTCGCCTTCGTACCCCGCCAGCACGATCCTCATCAGGGGGTTCTTGCCCTGTTCGATTGCCCACTCGCGGACAGCGTGGGCCACCTGCTGGCAGTCCACGGCGTAGAGGCCATCCGCACGCTTGGCCGTGTCGGCGTAGGGCGGGTCGAGGAACACGCCGGTCGGGCCATGCCGGAACGTAACGGACGGGCCGCACACGCGCTTCCAGTCGCCACAGCAGACCCGGACGTTGCGGAGTCGGTCGGCAATCCCTCCCATGTACTCGATGATCCACTCGCGGCGGGCCTCGCACTCCCCCTTTCCGGGGTTGCCGAGGTGGGGGAGCTTCCGGTTCACGCCCTTTCCGGGGTCGCGCAGGTGCGGAAGCTGCCGGTTCACGCCCTGGCCGGGGTCGCGCAGAACAAACACGCCGTCCTCCGCTGTCCACGGCCCCTTGCCGCTGCACCAGCCCGACCCGATCCACACGCAAGCACCCCAGCACCACCAGCCCGCCGCCTTGGCGTCGAAGAAGTCCGTGTCGGCCATCAGCCGCTCCGTGATTCGCTCCCGCTGGCCGATGAGCCAAAGATGTCGGGCGTGGAGATCGCACTCGTTCACAGGGTTGTCGGCGGCATCAGCTACGGCGTCCGGGTCATGCTGCAAGGCCCGCCAGAAGTTGGCGAGCAGGCCGTCAGCATCGTTCACGGTTTCGATGTGGCCCGCGCCGCCGGGACGCAGGAGGAGGATAGCACAAGACCCAGCAAAGGGCTCGACGTAGTTCATGGGCTCGCCCAGGGCCTGCCAGACCGCCCCAGCGACGGCACTCTTTCCGCCGAAAATACGGGAACGGCGGCTGATGTGTCCCGTTCCGGCTCCCTTCTACTTCACTTGTTTCCATGATAATCCTTTGGCGATTCTGTAAGTCGGTCCGATGGACAACCCGTACTTGGCGGCAAGCCGCGAAAAGGACATGCCTGCCGCGCGGTCACTCCGCAACCTTCGAACTTTTGCGGCAGTCATCTTGGCGGCGTGATGCTCCAGGTTCAGCTTGCCTAAGTCTACAAACTTAGATTCCAATTCCACGGCGATGACATTGAGGTTGTGGTAGGCACCGAGGATGCCCGTGGTGCAAATTCCTCCGAACGGGTCAACGATGGTATCGCCCGGTGCGAACCAACCACGTTCAAGGCCCGTGCGTAGAATTCTGTCCAGTAATCCGTAGGCCATCTTCGCCGGGTGGGCAAACGAGTCGGGCGTGATGTGGCCCTTCCACGAGCCGTCGTAACAGCCGGTCCAGACTTCGGGTTCGGCCAGCACTTCCGCTATTTGGTGGTCCAGAGTCACGCCGGGGCCTCCTCAAACAGCACCCCCTGCTCCACGGGAAGCTGGGTCACGGTCACTTCGCACGCCCCGCCCGGCACGATCTTTCGCATACGCCGAACCGAATGGAACTCCACCTGGCTGTCATCTTCGGCAAACAGCCACGCGATCTGATCGGCGTCCTTCGGTCGGGGCTTCAGGGCATCGAAGAGGGGCTTCACGCGGTTGTCGCCGTCAATCAGCCGGCGGTTCGGCGGGAACAGCAGGATCTCCACCGACAGGGGCCCGCCCATGTGCGGGATGTCGAGAGCGAACAACGCCCGCGAGACTGCTTTCAACCACTCCCGGCCCTCTTCGGAAATCAGGGTCGCGTTGCGCGTCGGCGACTTCTTGCAGACGGGGCACCGCTTGCCGACCGGCAGTTCGCAGTGCCGCAGGTAGGCGTTCGTCGAGATCGGCCACGGCAGCTTGATCGTCACGGTGCGGAGGGGGTCAGACATTTCAGAACGCCTCCTTCGCCGCGGCAACTCGGTTGACCACGACGGACGCCAGGGCCAAGCCCCGCTTCGTCAGCCGCGGCCGGGGCCCCTTGACCACCCAACCGGCCCGGGTCGCTTCAGCCAGCAGGTCGGCCCGCAGCGACATTCCGCCGGGGCCCTTCACCTTCCGGCGGTACAACTCCGCCAGAAGCTCGTCCATGTTCCGCGTGATGGCCATCGGTTGAATCTCCTCAGTCTTGCAAAACACCCATGTCCGTGAACGCGAACGACTGCGGCTCAAACCACATGCCGATCTCCCTGCCGGAGCCGCCGCCGTTGCGGGCCTTGAAGATGCAGACCTTGCGGTTGACCGTGCGGATGCTGGCGATCTGCCCGGCCTGGGTCCAGAGGCTCACGTTGCGATCCTCGGGCTTCTTCAGGGGCTCGACCCACAGCACCGTATGCGGGAACCGCTGGTACGCCGCCCCGCCGGCCATACCGTCCATGCCCATGGCGCCGCCCTTGCCCTGCTTGGGATGCGTGACGAGAATCAGGCGGGCCCCCGTCGCCCGAATCGACTGCTTGACGCGAAGGATGAACCGCTGGTCGGCGACGTAGCGGTCTTTGCCCGCGTCGGCCAGGCTGATCGGGTCGATGACGATGATCTCGGCGCCGGCCTTGCATTGGGCCTCGACCCAGGCGGCCAGTTCGTCGAGCTGCACCATGTCGCTCGACAGGACCGTCATGGCGCGACCCAGGCGGGCGAGCTTGTCGCCGTACTCCTTGCGGGCCTCCTCGGCCAGGGCGTAGTTGCCTTTCACCCATCGCTCGTCCATCAGGTTTGAGTCGCCGGCAAGCTGGACCAGGGCCCGGTTCAGGTGGTCCTCGATGTTGTCCTCCAGTTCGTAGATGACAGCCTTGTGCCCCGCCTCCAGCCAGTGAAGGACAGCCTGCAAGACCCAGAAGGATTTCGTCCCCCCGGGCGGGCCGCACACGATCGTCACCTTCCCGGGCAGCATGGCCTTGGCACCCTGCGTGATGGACACCCATGGCCACGGGATGTTCACCCACTTCCCGTCCCGCATGTCCGCGAACCGCTTGGCGAGCAGATCGGAGCCGCTCGTCCCTTCGGCATCCTCCAGCACGTCCCAGACGCCGGCCCGACGGTCGGCCTCAGTCACGCCCTCCATGGCGGCAAGGAAGTCGGCCACGTCGCCCTTAGCTGAAAGCGTCAGCGTCTCGGGGTCGATCCACCGGACCTCGCAGCCGAGGCCCTGAAGGATCTCCATCACGGCCCGCCCGTACTTCAACCCGTTCTCGTCCTTGTCGGGCCAAATCCAGACCTGCCGGCCGGCCAGCGGGGTCCAGTCGGCGTTTCCGGGGTTGTTGGCCCCGCCCGGCGACGTAGTGGCCACGATGCCCGCGACATGGGCCTGACAGCCGAACTTAGGCAGGTGCAGAGCCTCGACACACTTCTCCCCCTCGACGACCAGCACGCGGGCCTGCGGGTATCTCGCCAGCATCGTCCGGTTGTAGATCGGCCACGGCTTGGCCGGGGCCCCCATGATGAACTTGCCGGGGCTCCCGTTCGGGCGGGCCTGCCAGAACGTCTTGCCGCGGGCGTCGGTCAACCGGAAGATCAGCATGTCCGTCTGCTTCGTTTCGGGGTTGACGTAGGCGTGCATCCGGTCGAACCGGCCCCCGGCCTTTGCCTTGATCTCGTCGATGGTCATGGCGGGCTTCGGGGGTTCCTGTGGCGGCGGGCGATGGGCCGGGGCCTGGGCGTCGGGCCAATCTCGGATGACCTCCTCGACCGTGATGCCCTTCGCCTTCGCCCGAATGTCGAACACGTCGCCGGCCTCGCCGCAGACGTGACACTTGAAGAACCACGCCCCGTCCTTGTTGAAGATGCCGGCCGATGGATGCTTGTCGTCATGGAACGGGCAGCAGCAGGATCGTCCCTTCCAGGTGGCCACCCCGGCCTCCGCGAGGGCCTCCCGCAAAAGCTGCTCGTCCGCCTTGGCGGTCTTGAGGTCAAGCATGGAGCCTTGCCCTCCGCGCGGCGACGTACTCGGCCTTCTCGGGATGCTCGGCCAGGAACTTCGCACAGACGGCATCCCGCTCTTCGGGGGTCAGGGCCAGGAACTCTCGATCCATCTCCTCGTCCATCTTGCGGTTGAACTCGGGGTCGGGTTCCGGCATCAGGTTCCGCCCACCATTGGCCTCGATGGCCGCCTTGTTTTCCCGGCGGAGCCAGCCACCCAGGAAGGCCGCCTCGTTCTTGTACTTCTTGGCTGGATGCTCAACGCGCCAGGCCGCGGCAAGGTCGATCACCCAGTCAAGGGAAAGGTTCCGGTAGAGGCCCCGCCAGGCCTTGAGCCGCCCAGCCCCCACATCCCAGTTGCCGACGGCGGGGTCCCAGACGACGGCCATTTCGGGGTCGGCTGCTGCATCAGGAATCTCTTCTTTCTCTACCTTCTCTTCCTTCTTAACATTCTTAACATTCTTGTTTGTGTCAGTTGGGTGACAGTTGGGTGTCAGTTGGGTGTCAGTTGCCTGACAAGTATCGTGACAAGCATCGGGTTTTGCATTTTGGTATGTGTCCCAATTGCATATGGTTATGACGGAAAAATGGGTGTCAGGTTGGATGACAAGATTTCCGAGTTTGGTCAGCCTTTGCAGCCGATACCAGGCCGTTGTCGGCTTCATGCCCAGTTCCGTCGCGGCCGAAAATCGCCCCGCAACAAGTTGACCGGGCAGTAGGTGGACCTGGGTTGATCCCTTGCCGGTGGACAGCGTGACCCACCCTTCTTTCCGGTTGGCGCGCAGGAGGCACCAGACCCAGACCTTGAGTAGTTCAGCATCGCCCCATACGGCGGAATCAAGGGTTTTGCGGTAGAGCCTGACCCATCCTACCTGGTCGGAAGACATCGCTGGCTCCTTTTCAGACGAGCAGCCT